ACGCCAGTTCTCGTCAATGTCCCGCACAGGGTTCATCGTGTACGGGTCAAGGTAGAGCTTGCCGTCAACGCCGATATAGGCATAACAGCAGAGGTAGGAAGCCACAAAGCCCACCAGATCGCGGAAAGTGTAGATCGGCAAATCCTCGTAGGTGTATGTCTCTACGGTTCCGTTGACATAGTTTGCGATAGCTTCCTGGGTCGTCCCCAGCTCTACCCCACAGGCATTGCAAGCGTAGTTCAGGAGATAGTACGGGTTGCCGATCAACGTCACGCCGAAGTCCTTGTTGAAGTTCAGCATAGCGTCGTAGGCGTGAATGGTAATCACGTTCATCGTCCGCTCAGGCGGCTCGGCAATCGAGAAGATACCAACCGGCACAGTTTCCCACGTTTGGTCATTGAGTTTGAGCTGGAAGAACAGCGTGACTGTTCCCTTGTAAAGCTCGTACCGGCTGACGTTCGGCAAATACAGGCTTATGTCCAGCTCGGCAGCGCACGTCGAACCGATCTCAATGTCCTCGGACGAGCAAATCTGCCGGGTGATCTTACCCGACCCCTCGACGATGATCGAAGGGTCGAAGGTATAGACTGTTCCGATGGTGGTCTTGATAGACCCGTACCAATTTGTCGTGACAGAGCGTCCCGCTATCTTTTCCAGATATGCTTCCGATACAGGGTACATACTCCACCACCTTACATTTCAATCACGTTGATCTTGAAGTCGGTGTACAGACCGCCCTCGCTTTCGTACAAGGCCAGCGTCTTTTGCTTATAACTGCATTTGCCGACATAGGCAGAGATCGTCGTGATCTCATTATCGACATAGGTGAATGTGAACTCCTGACCTTGCATCAGATTGAGCATATAGTCAACCTCGTCGCCGGTCAGATACTTGAAGGTCATGTTGACCTTGCGAATATCTGTTCGTATCCAGGTAATGTGCATTTCCCCGGACTCCACGCGCCCGGAGTCGGAGCTGACCATATTCTCATGTTGGATTTCCACTTCGGACGGAATGTAGATTGCCCGACCGTTGACCGCCCAGCGGCCTTGTGTATCAAGTTTACCGACAGCCATAGCATCACACCCTTATCGGGCTTGCGCCCGTCCTTTGAATTGCGCGGTTATTTTCGCTGACGACCACATTGAAGACCTCACGACCGTCAATGATGATCTTGGTGTCCCGGTCGCCCTGGCTGCTCGTCTGCATGAACGCGAACATCTGCTCCAAGAGAGAAGCGATACCGCTCATGCTCTCTTCCTCATAGTCGTCGTTGTAGCCCGTCACGGGATTGACCGCAGACGCACCGCTCGGAGTCAGAGACATAGCCATGCTATCGACAGAGGGGAGTTCAGGAGTCAGAGCCGTCGTGACGGAGTTTGCAATCTTGCCAGCCGTAGACAACAGACCGCTCACGCCGCCTTCCATGCCGCTTGCAAGGCCAGCGTCCAGATAACCGCCGATCTCAGCGAATACTTTGGAGGGAGAAGCCACGCCGAAGAGGTTCTTCACACCCGCCGTCAGACTGTTCACAAGGCTCGTCACCTTGTTCCACAGACCGCTCCATGCGTTCGAGATACCGTTTTTCAGACCTTCGACAAGGTTCGAGCCGATGCTTTCAAAGACCGTAGAGGGGCTGTTGATACCCAGCAGATCTTTGACACCGCTCACAAGGCCGGTGAAAGCGTCGCTGCACAGACCGAGAAGACCAGAACCGCCCTCACCGAAGTAGGAGTTCCACCCCTGCTTGAAGCCGTCCCACATATTCTGCGGCACACCGTCCCAGTACGTTTCGATCTTCTGCGTGAGAGCTTGCTGTGCCTGGTCGAAGTTCATGTTGGTCGTGTCGATCTGGTAGACCATTTCAGCCCAGGCATCGGCGGTTTCCTTGCCCTTTTCCTCGTACAACTTGGCATAGCTGGACAGCGCGGTATCGGTTTCATGCTGGTGTGCATCGAACGCCGCCTGATAGGTCTGCGCCGCATTGGTCAACTCCTTCACATCGTAGGCCACCAGCACCGCGTCGGCACACAAGAGAGCCGCCTTGCCGATTGCGGGAGCCATAGCCGCGATCTGCGGAGCCATACCCTGCAAAGCGGAAATGCCGCTCGACACGAAAGAAGTCACAGCAGAGACAAGGTGCGGCTGAACCAGACTAAAGATCAGCGGAAGACCCTTGACGGCGGCGAGAATGAGAAGGAAGATACGACCGCCGCTCGTATCGAGAAGACCGCTTACGACTCCCTTTACGACCTCGAAGATGATCTCAGCCACATCGGAAATGACCGCAAGCCAGTCGATATTCGCCAGCATCGTACCGAGTGCCGTACCGACCTCTTTCCACGGGATAGTCCTTACGGCTTCCAAAATCGCGTCCAGCAGAGGAACGATCGCGTTGGATATGCTCTGACCGACCTTCGCCCAGTCCGTCTCTCTCAGCCATTCACCGGCTTCCTCGAAGATACCTTTCAAGAAGTTCCCGATAGACTTTGCGACCGTAGGCCAGTCCATCGTTTCGATGAAACCGATGATGAAGTCAAAGAACGCGGTGAGCTTACGAGTGAACAGCCGACCGGCTTTGTCGAAGTCCACGTTGGCGAAAATGTTGCTTATGAGAGTTGCGATATTGCCGCCGATCTTCTTGAAGTTCACACGCTTCAAGAAAGCATAGGCGGTATTGATTACACCCTTGATCTTCTGACCGAGGTTCGTGCCGATCTTCGCCCACTTGATCTTGTCAAAGATTTCATTCACCTTGTCGCCGAGAAGATTGCCGAGTGTGTCCCAGTCGCCCTTTTCAAAGGCTTCTTTCAGCTTCTTTGCGAAGTCGCCGATACCGTCCTCCACACTCGCTTCCTCGAACATGGAGCTGGCATCTACACCGCCGCCCCCGCCAGACTTCTCCTGAAAAGCGTTCAGCTCGTCAAACCCGGAGATCAGCATACGCATTTCCTTCGCCGCACCCCCGGACGCTTCACCAAACTCCTTGGTGGCTTTCACCGCCTTGGTGTAGGTAGAATGACCGCCGAGCATTGCGAAGAGCTGCGCCAGAAGGTTCAGCACCGTTGCGATCTTTGCCGCGAGAGCGTCCAGCGCGGGAGCCAGAGCGTTCAGGATAGGAGCGACCGCCGCCGCGAAGGAGTTTTTCAGCCATTGCGCGTCGGTGGCAATCGTGTTCATGGACTGGTGGAACGTCGTACCAACGGCCTTGCTGTACGCATAAGGTTTTTGATACCCTCCTTCAACGCCGTGGTGATACCGCTGATAAGACCACGCACCGCTCGATACATGGCGATACGACCGAGAGAAGAAATGAGCTGCTTCATCGGAGCAATCGTCTTCTTAATCTGCGCCGCCATGTGTTTGAACGGCATAGCCGCCATCTTGAAGCCGAACTTCCCGGCAGAAACCGCGCCGTTCTTCAAAATGCCGCCGACCTTTTGCATGACCGCCATGAACTTCTTCGCAGACTCAGCAGCTTGATCGGTAGCTTCGGCGTGTTCCTTCATGCTCTGCGTGGAACCATCAACGTGTTCCGTCTCAGGTGTGCCGGTCGGGAGATCGGTCGGAATGGTGTTGCCGTTGCCGCCAGCTCTGCCGCCATTACGGACACCCATAGCCCCGGCAATCGCGCCGATAGACTGAGCCAGGTTTTCGACGTTGGAGAAGTCGAGGTCGGAGATACCCTGCAAGTGACCACGAACGGTCATAATGCTTCGACTCGCTCTGGCTATATCAGACACCGCAGAAGCCATATTCAGCAGACCCCAGTTATGGTTGTCGCCGAAAGCATCATTGAAGTCCTTCATTTCCTGAGCGATCTTTTGCAGACCAAGCCCCTTGCCGGTGAGATTTTGCAGTTTCCGCAAAGACGAAGAGAGAGCCTTGATACCGCCGACAGCCTTTTCGGACTCGCCGACGATCTGGAACTCAATGCCTTGGAGCTGCACGTTGTCAGCCATGACTTACCCTCCCTTCTTCCTTTCTAAAAACTCTTTGTTGAACTTTGTGGCAAACGCTTCCATCATAGCTTTCGCCTTGTTATCGCTCTCCTGTTCCGTCTGTCTCTTCCGAACCTCGGAATACTCAGTTTTCAGCATGAACGGCTGATCGTGATAATCGACAGCCTTACGCGCCTTGGAGAACGCCCGGAGGATAGGAGCCACGCAAAGCAGAGCGTCATAGAAGTATTTGCCTTGGAGCCATAGCTTGAAGTTGTCCTCTTCCAGCTTCATGTCGTGCGCCTTGCGATACGCCTTGACCATCGTTGCGTCGCCGTTCCAGAACTGGTCATAGGTCATTCCTGCATTGATGTAATAGGGACAGAGCTGGTCGAAGTATTCTGTGTAACTTGTGAGAAGGGAGGAATGATTGTTACCATTCCTCCCCGTGTTGGACTCAGAACCCGTTACCAGTTCTGAGTCCACTCGACGTTTCCCTCGGCGGGTTCGTCGAGAAGAGAGCTGATAGGTTCGTTGTACATTTCAGCCAGCTTCTCGATCAGGAGCGGCTTGTTGGTCATGTGAGTGTAAATCTCGTCGATCACAGGCCGCTTCTCGAAGCGGTGATGGGCGAGGAACGCACCCCGGAACAGGTCAGGCAAAACAGTCATGGGCTTCGACTCAATGTCGTTTGCCACAAAGCCGTCCGCTTCCATCATCCGCACCGTAGCGCGGGTGAACTCCAAAGTATAGTCCTTGCCGTTGTAGTTGAACGTGAGCTGTTTTGCCATGACGCTGCCCTCCCTTACGAGAAGGTGATAACGGTGGTCGGGGCAATGGTAATCGCCATGTCCACGACCTCGTTGACACCGCCGCCGCTGACGTGAACGGAAAGCTCACCCTTGAACTCGAACTTGCCGTTGGAGCCATCGGGGGTCACGACGTTGTTCGAGACGGACGCGCCGAACCAGATACCATAGTCCTGTTCGGAGCCTTCAAGACCCTGGAGAGTCTGAAAGTCGGACTTGGTATAGTTGGCGGTGAAGTTCAGACCCTCGTTGCTCTGAATACCGAGGATGAAGGTCTGCATCTTGTCGGAGAGGGTGGTGGTTTCCAGCAGCTCAGGGTCGCCACCAATGTCGGGGAACTCCTTAATGTCGATCAGCTTGCCCCAGTCGGTGCCGCTTTTCTTCATCAGGTAGACCTTATAAGTGGAAATAGCCATAAGTCTTTACCTCCTATAAAGATTGGTTCCGTCTGTTTCCGCTCTGTACCGAGCGGTCAGACGATAGATACTTGCGTTGTCCATATTCGGGATAGGCGCGAGGGAAATGCGGGTGAAGTTCATGCCGTACATGAGCGAGTCAACGGTCGCCATGATGGACTTGCACTCACTCTTCTTCCCAACGGCCTTGTTGGAATACACGTTGACCTCATACATCAGGGTAGCGAACTTCTCAGAGTCCGCGCCGTCCCTGTTTGCGAGGGTCATGTAGTTATCCGCTTCGACGATGCTGACAAAAGGAAACTCAGAGGGAGCTTTGACGTACTCACCGCTGACGGAAACGCCGCTGTGAGCGGTACGCAGAGCGGTAGCGATAGGCGTATAGATTTTCGCTTCAATGTCAATCACTACCGAACACCTCCCGTACCATACCAGGTAGCTTCTCTCTGAGTTGCTTCGCCGCTTCGTACATCGGCTTGTTCGCCGGGTTGCCGTGGGTCAGGACGACCTCTTTGCCCGACTTGTTGGTTCTTACCTCGCCGTTCGTGCCGGGGTCGCCATAGTAACCCCAGGTGGCTTGCTTTCCCTTACCCTTGCCGTAACCCCCTCGCACCATGCCGTGTTGACCGGCTTCGGGATGGTCGTCAGGATAGGTAATGCCCGTACCGAACTCAATGAAGAGAACGGCAGAGCCGACAGCTACGACCGCTTTGATGTTCTCGCCACGGTCTTCGACACTCACAGCAGAGTCGTTCGTGCCGTCGTAGGCAGCTCCCGTAAAACCCGCTGCCGCAATCTGGTAGCCCTCGTCTGTCAGACGGGTCAGAAGCTCGTTCGCTTTCGCTTTCAGCCACTTATCGTAGTTGTCGAGCGAGTTGATGAACTCGTCCAGACCTTCGCCCGTCAGAGCGTTGACCGTAAACTTGCGCTTCACGACACCTTCACCTTGCTCACCGCAATCGAGATCGAGTTCAGCGACTTTGCGACACGGCGCACGATGTAGTCATAGAGCGGTCTTCCGTCCCCGTCATAGGCGGGAGCCTTGTCGATGAACAGAACGGTATTCTCGTCAATCGGACAAGACATATCGTCGGTGACGATCACCTTGTCGTAGTTTTCGAGATTGCCGAACTGCTCAATGCTCGACTGGCCTGTTGCGGGAGAGATATTCGCCCTCATTTCCACGGCCTTTTCGTAGGTCACGTCGATCTCGCCGGTTTCGTCGCCGCCCGAAGTCGTTACCGCAGACTTGCTCTTGTAGAGCATATAGCTGAACGTCTGCTTGTTCCGCTCCATGATCTTCACGGCTCGTCACCGTCCTCTTCACCATCAGGCTCAGGTTCGGGTTCCGGGTCGGGCGTAGGCTCAGGTTCGGGTTCCGGGTCAGACTCAGCCGAGAGAACACCGATGAACGGTGTGATCTGACGCATCAGCGAGTTCGGCACGTCGCCGTTCTCATAAGTCCGGGAGATACCGTTCTCGCTGTGCGTCTTCTCACCCTCCGCGCCCCGCTTATTCAGCAGATACGCGGCGATCTCGACTTGAAGGGACTCGTATTGCGCGGGAACCGTGGTAACGGTCGGGTCGTAGGGATAAGCCTTACGGCACACCTTCGACGCGGCAAGAGTGAGATAGGTGGAAAGCACCGTTGCGCTACTCTCGCCGGTCATAGCGGTGAGCATGGCCTGTTTTTCAGCGTCAGTCATACCTTCCACCTTCCTTCTTACTGCTTCTTGGATTTGCTCTCTTTGGGAGCTTTGGTCTTCTCGGCCTTGTCGGTCTTTTCGACCGGCTTGGAGCTATTGATTGCAACCGCCATCAGAGTGTCCTCCTTATGCGTTATTCAGGGTGAGTCCAGTCAGACCGTACTCCTTGACGACAGCTCTCTCACCCTCGTAGGCGACGACCCTGATCTTCTGCGTAGCCTTGTTGGTGATACGCACGATGATAAGGCCATCGGGGTCAAGAGTGACCGGGTGTCCGACCGTACCGTTGATAAGCTCGACGGTAATCCTGTCGGAGCCGGGAGCCGCGCAATGCAGCGCGAGGTAGTTGCCGCTCTGTTCGGAAACGTCGCCGCTGAACCCTGTGTACCCCGTAACGTATTTCAGAGTGCCGGTGATCTCACCGTCGCCGATCTCGATGCTCGACTGCAAATCAGTTACGGACTTGCCGAGAAGGTCTGTCCCTGCCGGAATATCCGCTTCAACCGACAGGGCGATCAAAAAGACGTTACGGTGATCTCGTAGTAGCCCTTGTCGTGCGGGTTGCCGGTCGGGGAGTTGACCTTGACGTAGCCAGCACCGGAAGCCTGATAGTAGGTCTTGGCGTTGTTCACGCTGGTATCAGCGGTGACACTCGCGGAACCCACGACCAGCTTGACGGCCTTGGTCGCGTTGGTCAGAGCGGGAAGGTAATACTTCCGGGTGAACAGGCTGTTCTTACGCACGTTGGCATCAGCCGCAGAGCGGTTGTTGACCTGGTACAGCTCGGACTCCACGCCCTTCTTCACGAACATGGTGACGGCCTCGCGGGTGGCGAGACAGATCGTGCCGGTCACAGCGTCCTTCTTGGTGTAGAGGTTCGTGCCGCCGATCGTGCCGACATAGCCGGTACGGGCGAAGGACTCCACATACTTGAGATCGCTCTTGAGAGCCTTGCGGATTTTCGCCAGCTCGGTCGCGTTCACGAACGCGAAGGTCTGCGGCGCACCGGCGTTGGTTTCCTCGATGTTCAGCATGGACTGACCGTCAACGAACGCGGCAAAGTAGTCGCTGTCGTTGATAAGCACGATCATTTCAGCCTTGTTGAACTCGCCGAAAATGTCAGCGTTGACGGTATTGAACATATCAGTACCGGCGTGACGGGCGATCACCAGGCCGATCATCGGGTCGGTCATCTGCTCTTCGTCGTACCATACGCCCCTGTTCTGAGCCAGGAGGATGGTGTAGGACTCCTCGGTGTAGCTGGCTTCGATGGTCTGGCTGTTGCCCTCACCAAGACCCAGCTTCTCCGTGCCGTTGGTGGCAGAGTAGCGATGGATTTTCTTGGTCATACCCGCCACGCCGACCAGGGAGCGGTCGATGGTGCAGAACGGGTTCAGATCAAGATGGGAATTGAACTGATCTTCGACCTTGTTTTCAAGGACGAAATTGGAATACGGGGAATTAGCCATAGTTTTTACTCTCCTTTCTCATAAAGAGCCTTGTATTCGTCCGGGTGTTCGACCGCGAACTTGTTGTACTCTTCATCGGACAGCTTTCTCAGCTTTTCGAGAGTCATGCCGCCGTCCCCACCGCCACCGGCAGGGGGCTTCGGAGTACCTTTCAGCGCGTCGGCCTTGATCTTCTTCGCGTATTCATCAAGGAACTTTTGCTGGTTGGCAAAGACCGTCGCGGTGTCGCCGTTCGCCATAGCTTTCGCGGTCGCGTCAGCCAGATCTTCGGCATACCCCTGAGCGATAAACTTCGCCTTGTACTCGGAAATGGTCTTGTCCTTGCGAAGACCTTCCAGCTCCTTCTCCATAGAAGCCAGCTTTTCGGCGGCTTCCTGAGCCTTGCGCTCGTCCTCGGTGAGCTGTTCCTTGGCCTTTTTCTTCAAGGCCGCAAGCTCCGAAGCGGTTGCGTCGAAGGTTTCCTTCTTCACCCAGCCGGTGAAGTCCGGGTCAGGGACGGAAGCTCCTTCGAGAGCGGCGATCTTCTGTTCCGGGGTCATGTCTGCATAACCCGCGATCTTGCTGGTGTCAATCTTTGCCATGATGTGTTCCTCCTTGCGTTTTTAGTCGGCTTCTCTGCCCTCATGTTGTGTTTGAAGTCTTCTCTGACTCTTGCGATTAAGGTCTTCTCTGACCGTTCAAACGCCTTGCGGCGATAAAACCAAAAGAAAAACGGACTATCGACGCGAAGGTTTCCCTCCCGTCAATAGCCCGTAATGGCTGTTCCCACCGCCTATGCGATAGGCTGTTCGTATTTCTTTTTATTGCTGACCGCCCATACGACGATCTTTCCGTTTCGGACGGCAATCTCGACAGACTTGCCGCTTTTCAGGATTTCCTCGATCTCGGCGATCAGTTCAGGTTCGAGACTTATCATGTCGCCCTCTCCGTCCAGCACCGACAGCCGGGGTGCGGCTTCGGCGGCACAGCGTCGGAGTCGAACACCTTGCCGTCCAGGTGGTGACACACGCTGCATACCTTTTCGTCATGTTCCGAACGCCAGATCACAAGGTCAACCTCGTTGTCCTCTCTGGCCTGAGCCACCGCCGCGTCAGCGACCTCGACGGCGAACCACCCGACCATCTGCGTCCAGTAGCGCATTGCTTTGTCGATCTCGGCGACCGCGCCCTCGGTGGCGACCAGAGCTTCCACCAGGCGGTCGCGTTTCCGCACGACTTCGGCATCGTAGCTGTACTTCATCACCCGGCTCGGAGTCCGCAAGACCTCTTCGAGCTGCTTCTTCGTGTAGGAGCCGAGCTTGCCAGCTTCTTCGCGGTAATAGTGAAGAGCAATCTCCATATACGCCCGAAAATTGGCATCTTTCAGCTTTTCGTAGAGCGAATTTGCCGAAGGAACGATATTCAGCTCGTCAAACGGCAGCTCCCGGAAGTCCTGAAAGAGACGGTAGATTTCCCGAACCAGCTTTTTCAGAACGCGGTCAAGGTACTCATACATCGTCGTCCTCACCGCCCTCGTCACCGTTCACCCCGGCGATCTTAGTGAGCTGGCTGATCTGCTTCGCTTCCTGTTCCTCGGCGTACTTCTTGCTGACCTGGAACGCGATCTCCGGGTCTACAAACATACCGCAATGCTGGAACGCAAGCTGCGGGGCGATCTTATTGTTGTTCAGCATGGTCGTCAGGACGTTTGCCTTTTCGACGATGTTCTCATAATTGCGGCGGGTGAACCTGATCTCGATGGACGAGAGCTTCAAGTCCAGATCGGACAGATCGCGGCAGATACGAAGGACGAGTTTCAAGAACTCCTTCTCGGACTGTTTGAAGATCAGCTCCGAGTCCTTGGCTCTCGCTTCGGCGGCAGACCAGCCGTCGCGGAAGATTACCGCTGTGCCGGTGTCGCTCGTGGAAGAACCACCGTTTCGGTTCGGCATACCACAGATCGTCAGCACCGTATCATACAGATGGTCAACGAGAGTCTGAGTCTGTTGCTGGTTCATTTCCTCGACCAGATACTTGATCTCTGCTTTGAGCTGCGCGTCAATGTCCTTGAACTTCAACGCACCCTCTTTCTTCAAGTCGGAGAAGTCTTTCGCGGAAATATCGACGTTGTGGAAGAGAAGGAGTGCCTGGATAAACTGCTCCACGCCGTCGAGCCGGTTGGAGTCCACGTTATTGATCGCGTCCAGCAGAGGAAGCACAACCTCGAACGCGCCGAGACGAGCGGTGTTGGCGGGATATTCGATGATCGGAATACCGAAGACTTGCTCTTCGTCCTTCACAATCTCGTCATTGTCTTTGATCTCGTAGTAGTGGTCTTTGGTGTAGACCGAGTAGATGATACCGTCCTCGCGCTCAATGGACATGACACCCATCACGGGCGGCTGACCCAGGCTGTTGTGATAGACCACGAACGCGAAACGCGGGTCAAGCGTGTAAATCTCAAACGGAGCTTCGTCGGGGTCAACCTCGGCATTGTCGTCGGGAAGAACCATGCGGAACGACGTACCGCTGATATGCGACCAGTCAGCCAGCTCCTTATCCTTCGCGGCCTTGTCCTCGCCGCTCATGTAGGCGTTGAGCCGGTTGATGCTCTGCGTCAGAGCTTCATCGTCGCCCCGGCTGACGTACTGAATGGGTTCGCCCATCAGATAGCCGACCTTGAAGCTGACGATCTCATTCGCCCGATTTTCAACGACCATGTTTTTGATCTCAGGCCGAACGTCCTTGACCCTTTGAAGGATAGGCTGTCTGCCCTTGTAGTAGTCGTACAGATAGTCGATCTCACTCTTGTTCGCCCAATGCGTAGCAAGAGCCTTACGAAGAACGTCAGCGACATTCTCTTTCGTAATCTCGTCAACGTCCGTCTTGATTATCCGACGACCGAAAAAAGTATGCACGAGAGACACCCTCCCTCCTAATTAGTCACAGTAAACATAACATATCTCCAATGGTTTGTCAAGAGCTAAAAATCATAAACCATAGGCGATTTATACGGGACGCTTCATAACCTCGACTTTTCCACCGATCAACCCTCGGAGCTGGTTTTCCAGCAGCGAGAGGGAGTCGGGCGCATCGTCGTGCGGAACCTTGCCCGTCCGGGTGTAGGTCGTGACCTCCCGCATG